CTTTTAACGCTTTGTTGTATTCAATTTCCAACTCACGTTTAAATTTTTCAATCTCTTCTGGTTTCATTCCCGGTTCTCCGGATGCGCAAATATCAGGCATTTCTTCATTCAATATTCTTGTAGCCCTTGGCTGTTCCTTATACATTTCGTCATAATGAATAATTAACATTCCTTCCAGTTCACAAGAAAAATCATAGATATCCTCTGGAGTATTTTCCAAAAAATCTTTGATATAATTCATTACCTTCTCAAACATTTCCCCATGCCTCCTTTGGAGCCCTTCTTCTTACAACAGATACGATATCTCCAGTTTTTTTATTTCTAACAACTAATAACTGTAATTCATGAATGAAATAGATTTGTTTATCTTCTCCCTCTGTATAATTAGGTGTACCTTTAATAATTTTTATCAGCATTTCTTCTGACACTTCCGGTAAGCCTGGTTTATTCAATCGAGGAAGTCGACTAAGTGCATGTACAGACATTACAACATTTTCTTTTGCAAATCTATCATACGCCTGTTTAGACGTGTTCTTAAATTCTTCTGACCAATCTTTCTTGTCAATCTCAAGATATGTGAAAAATTTGCTTTGAACCTTTTCCCATTCCTCACTATCATTATATTTCACCTGACCGAACTTGGCAAGCGTTCCAACGGAATCTCCCAGAACTTCTTTGTACCGCTTATACTGTGCAATATCTTTTAAGGCGTTCTGAATCATCTCTGATGGAAACATAGAATTCTGAAGCTTGGTGTTTGTCGCAATCCAACCACGTCCATCAATGTAAATCCTCTCTCTTTCTTCCTTAAGTCCCATCTTACGAGAAAATACCGCATATTCATTGAGCTGTCCTTGATATTTTGCCTTTTGGAGCATAACTTCATCCGGATCAGCACCACCCTCCTGAAGCATCTGCACTTTTTCACGCTGTGCCCGCATTGCTGTCTCCATCTGGCGCTGTCTTTGCTTTGCCTCGTACAGAGTGTACTCTTTGCCCCGGAACTCTTTTGGCTTGCTTTCCTTCCGGTTCTGAGCTTCCAGCCATTCATCTGACCAGTTACGCTGTGAAATGCCAGGAAAGAATGAGTAATAAGTATGATAACAATTGGCTCCCAGAAGTCCAGTGACTGTACCAAGTCCACAAACTGAATACAATTGCTCTTTTGTCCAGACCTGACCTTGCCATACTGCATGAGTAGGACGGGCCCCGGCATGCCACTCAACCTCAAAATACTCTGTTCCGAGCTTCTTGGCATTGTAGTCTGCTATTTCTCCGGTAAGATTCGCCACACCAGTCATCACAGCTCTTCTGGCAGCCACCTCTACCCGGCTTGCATATCCAGAGCCGTACTCAATCTTCCGAAGTCCACTGTTCGTCAACTGCGTGACCACCCGACGTAATACGCTACCATAGTCAAATGCTCCTGTCACAATATCAAAACAGGCATTGTCCAGATAGCTGCTGTAGACCTGTGACAGCGGTGTTAAAACCTTTCTGCCATTATAATCCAGGTAAAAGCCAAGTGACTTAGTTACATTCTCCAGATCTTCCAGACTCTGCTGAATGATTGCATCCGTGATCTGCTGCAACTGCCTGTTCTCCTCATACGGGATAAACTCAGCATTGATCTGTTCGTAAATGTCCTTATTCCGTACGTATTCCCAGTCGATCACTTTATCATACAGCTCAAACATTTCCGGATAAGACGCATCCAGTGTTTTCTTGATCTCTCCTTCGATATCTTCGGAAGAATATCCAAGAATCCGTAACCGGTTAATCTGCCAATCTGCAGTACTGGTTATTTCACCAGCTTTCATAATCCTCCGGACAATATCCTGCATGATACGCTCTTCCAAATCCTGATACCTGGAAGCAATCTTACTTGCAAGTTTATTCTTATAATCATCTCGCATTACTCAATCACCTGATTTTGCTCCGGAATCTTAGATTTTGCAGTTTCTTCGTCCTCGTTGTACCACTTCATTCGGTACTCAAGCAGGCTCATGACACCCATGCTCACATCCTGCCTGTCCTGCTGCCTCTCAGATTCTTCATCAGCCAGAATTGAATCATTAAACTCACAGGTAAATTCCACTCCGGACATATAAGAGCCATTGTAAAAAGCCAGGGCGTTTACAAATCCATTCAGACATTCTTCCAGCTTGTCTTGAATCGCTGTGACACGGTTATATTTTCTTGTCTTGGAAGCAAGTACCTCTGTAGCTGTCTTATCCACTTCCTGTGCGTCAGACAGATCTCCATAGGCAAGACCGACATTAAATTCGATTTCTCGTTTGTATTCTTCCAGACCTCTTCTGAATGCTTCATCTCGCATTTCAGGAGAATACTCTTTGTACAGATCCTTATCTTTTCCATCTTCAAGATTAAGTCCTTTATACAGACGTTTCTTAAGTCTTGGAAGATAAGTGTTTCCTCCTTTTTTCTTAAGTGCTCTATCGTCCACATGGATTGCACGTTCTCCGGAATCATATTCCCAATCCAATCGCGCTCCTTGTACATCCGCTTTTCTGATCAGATTCTCTGCTGATTCATACACAGATACGCCACAGGAAGAACCATCTACTTTGTTCTCAATTGGATTTTGGTAATAGCCGAAATCCATTTCAGTCATGCCGGGATAAATGATCGGACCTGGAAGAATGCTTTCCCACTCTGCAACTTCATCCAAGCTGCAGCTCTGACCAATATCATTTTGGCTCTGCGAATGATAACATTTATTCTCAATTGTCAGATTCCCATTTGTAAAATAATGTCGCTCAACTCTTGTGTAGTAATTGTTCTCATCAACACACTTTACAACCAGAAAAGCAATGTCATTTGGAATACCGCTATCGTCAAAGCTGATTGGAATAAACTTATCTGCTGCAACATACTCTGCCTTATCCGGACCAAGTGGTCTGAGAATCATTGCTCCAAGAGCAAGACCGGTCTGCAGCTTCTTGTTCATATCCGACAGACTCTTCTGAAGAACCTTGTCCATATTGTTGTTATTCAAAATCTTGACTTCCATCTCCACCAGAACGGAATCTGCAAATTCACGGCAGATACCTTCTTCCAGTTTCAGTGATTCTACGATATCACCGCACCAGTCCGCATTCCCAGCTAACATTCGTTTCCATTTATTGATGGCATCGATCATGGTCTGCGACAGCGCCACATCTTTGCCGATTATATTTTTAAAGGTCGTATAATTAAACATGTTCACTATCCTTCCCCATAGTCTTTTTAATCCATCAAACATCTTCCACCTCTTCTATCAGGTCTCTCATATCTCTTTCAATCGTGTACTCGAACGCATCCAGGCTATCAATGTCAGTACTTCCATCATCCAGGCGTTCGTCCTTGTCCTTTACGTCTTTGTTCCAAACGGCATCTGAAAACGCTGTCTGCAGAGACTTGCAATCCTTTGTTATCCAAAATCTCCCTGCTCCCATCAGTCGAACTGTACAACGGATCCGGTCAAGTATTGTTGCTTTCTTCGCCTTTCGGACAACAATCCAGGGGAACTTCTTTTCTACCGCATTACGAATAGAATTGCCAAGAACAGTCTCTGCATTATCATAGTACACAGATTCAACGTTGCAGTATTCTACATAATCGCCTTGTTTTTTGATCACACTGTATTTATCAATAACCTCTTGAACAAAATCGCAGAACAGTTGATCCAGCATATTACTATCAATGTCCTCATTCGCATCCTTTGCCATAACTCGCTTAGACATAATTCCGATCACATCCCTGTAATCATCTGTGTAACCTCTGGCCACAAAAGAATGACCTGATTGATTGCCACCGAAGTCAAGCCCGATCTCTATTGATACGATATCGTCTTTTTTAAATTGCTTATGCTCCGGATCATCTGTCAGCTCTTCCACAACTTCGCACTGGAACTTCTCAGGATTATCTGCAAATCGCTTATAAATAGCACCCTCTGCCCTCTTCCAGAGACCAAGAATAAGACGGTCATAATAGATAGTCCCCTCATACTCCTTACAGAGCTGCTCAACAAATTCTGAAGGAAGAAATGGATTATCAAAAATCGTGTATCGTTGCAGATAAATGTCTAATTCATCGTTATCTAAAAACTCTTTTAACCAGTGTGTTGGATGCTCTGGGTTGCAGGATCCATCAAAACATGAATACGGCTTATCAAGTCGTGATTTCAGCATCTGGAATACTTCCTTGTTCCATTTTGCAACCTCATCACCGTAGCAATACTTAATACTGGCCCCCTGAATCTTTGCTACCTGACTGACCTTCTCAGCACCTAGGCAATACACTTCATCTCCACAGATATGAGCCACATTTCGGTTATTGATCTGTCCAATTAGTTTATCTGTATAAATCTCACGCATTGGCTGCAGCACATTTCGTTCGATAGATTCCTTAGATACTCCAAGGATAATATTAAGTCCTGGCTTACCAATTCTCTCCCGGATACGAAAAGGAACAACAAAAGCCGTATCAACATATGATTTTCCCGAACGTACTGCTCCGGATTTGATATTCCATCTATGAGTTGCGTTCACGATGTACTCATTCTGTTTCTTGCTTAACTGCATTTTCCCGAACCTCTTTCAGTATCTGATCCAGCCGATCAAGCGCCTCATCATTCTCGTTTTCACCTGTGATAGCTTCTTTTCTTGCCTTGATCAGCTCTGTATCTGCTTTCTTGTTCTCAATATCTTCCTCAGCTCTGCCATTTTGGCCAGAATACTGTGCCACAAACTTCGCTGCCTGCGTATCTCCTGCCAGTGCCATCTTGATCTGAGCCATAAGCAAAGCCGATTCCAGAGTACACTCAACACCAAGCGACTCTAAAACCGGCTTCCATTCTTCATTATCTATTTCTGCAGTAAGCAGCAGGTTCAATGTCTTCCGGAAGTCTGCCTTCCTACGTCTTACTTCGCCACTTTTCTTACCTCCACGGGACTGTATCTCCCGTAGTTCTTCCGTACTTCGCTTATCAAATCCTTTATCTCTTATGTTTTCATAACCTGCCACTTCACCATCTTCCATTCCTGTTTATTATTGATGGACCATATAGGAATCGAACCTACGACATTTCGCTTATGAGGCGAATGTTCTACCATTGAACTAATGATCCGGGTTTTGAGTATTAGAAAAGCACCTCGAAAGGTGCTTTAAATTTAATCATTACATGGTTTTCATAATTTCTGAAACTTCTTTTCCTGTCTTTTTTTCCTGTTCATTCAATATCGCTAATATTTTTCCTTCCAGTTCTATATCTGTCATTTCGTCTTTAATTTCAATCAACTCACCAGCTACTGTAACTGTTTTTTCATATCCTCTACATTTTTCTAATAAGGCTATAATTTGTTTTGCCATCATTGCAATAGTAGATACCGTTTCTACAACGCGTGCTCCCTGTTCAATACTAGAAATTATAACCAAAATTGAATTTGGAGATGTTGCCGCAGACATACATTCAAATTTCACAGATGCTTGATATGATCCTTCATCAAAAGCCTTCCGCGTAAACTTCTCTATAGCGCCTTGTTCAATTTGCGTCTCTCCACCATTGTAATTATTTGTGTTAATATTTACTTCAACATTGATTGGCATTTTCTTTGTCCTCCGTTCAGTTAAACTTTGCTTCCATAATATCCCAAATCTCAACATTATACAACAGAAAAACACCCGCACATTCCTGCGCAGGTGCTTCTTGGGTTTCATATAAAGAGAGGACGAGCCGCAGGAATTCAGCCTTTGGCTCAAGTATTATTATATATGTGATTCGTGTGATTTGTGTGAAAGTTGAAGATATCTGTCGATTTTCTTACTTATCGTACTTCTCTCAAGATGAATCATCTTCGCTACCTCTGTCTGATTCACTGCATTGACACCATCAATATAATACATCCTGAAGATGTTGTGTAGCTGCGCATCTTTGATTCCTTCAACATAATGCTCTACCTCTTCACATTCCTTTTCCAAACGTTCTTTTCTATTTAAATCACGTTCTTGTAACCGCTCATATTTTTCTTGGTCAAAACCAACTATGCTCTGCGGCATTGGATATCCCTTACTGTAATCTAAGATCACATCATTTCCCAACATGGTTTCTGATTGCCACCTGTTATTAAGAATATAGTCCAAGGATAATATCTCTGTCTTATTATTTCGGTATGCTTCCAGCCTTTCCTTCGTCATTGTCTCCAATGGTATCACTCCCTATCTTGTATTTTCTGGCTATATATCCAGTAACATCTCCATGCCACAACTGCTGCCCCTGCGCTTCGATCAGCTTTCCTGCCTGGTATGCCGGTCGATGAAACTTCTCGCTTGCCTTCCGATCAGGTGGATGTTCTGCCATAGCAGCATAATGTTCTTTTTGGTTCTGCTGGATCTCTGCAGAACTCCAGCGTGTGTCTGTACTCCGTTTCACTGTTTATCACTCCAATCAAGAGCCTGCCCACAAAATTTGCAGTATGGCATTTCCCACGTAGTAAGATTTCTGATTGTCTTCATTTCTCCAAATAGTTTCTTGCAGCGTGGGCATGATGCTTGTCCGTTCCATGTTTCGATCTTCTTTTGTCTCTGCTTCTCTAATGCTTTAACTGCCATTTTCTTTGCTTCGATGTTTTCTTCGCTGTTGGATGTATCCAACCCCTTAATGATTCTAATTGCATCTTTAATATTCAACTTTCTTTCTCCCTGCTATGTAATCTAAAGACACATTATATGTGTCTGCATATTTGATTGCTTCTCCTAGCGTCAGCCCTTTCCTTCCTGTTTCAAGATCTCGCAGTCTTTCCTCCTTCATGTCTAGCTCGACTGCTGCCTCTTCTCTTGTCAGTCCTCTGATTTTTCTTAGATATTTCAGACGGTTTCCGATTGTTCCTACTGGTCGTAACATAACCATTGTAATCAATCCCTCCTTTCGTATCCCATGCGCAAATGTCGCAATCCTCAGGACATACATTTTCCTTTATTGCTCTTTTGCACATCTCCATTTTCAATTTCCTATCATCCTCAATGTCTTTGATAAATCCGAGTTTCCTCAAGATTTTATGAATTAGTGATTCTTTTCGCACTTTATTTCCCTCTTTCTTCTTGCCATGACCATGTGATTTCTCCTTTTCTTCATCAATCCTCATAGTTCATTACAATTGTAATTACTTTTACAAGCACTTTCTGAATCTGGTCATAAATGTGGTGGTCATCACTGCCGAAGTGAGCATACAGCCTTGCATCCTCTTTTCCTCTGTCATAGCAATTTTCCATAAACTCAAAGCAGTAAATATCATCTTCCTCAATGATTTCTCCGTTCTCTCTCCGCTCATAAAGAATACGTCCTTCTACCATTTCGTTTACGATATCGTCAGAACACTTTCCACCATTCAGATGCTTGATACAGCAATCAATATATCCTAACTTGTCACAATATCTATATTCTTTTGCAGTTTCTTCCGTATATCCTTTGAATGACTCTTTTATCTGTTCCTCAAAATCTTCCGGAAGGTCGAAAATATCTACTTCAATACCTCTCGGCAATTTAATCATATAACTTCTCATAATTTGTTCCTTTCTCCTTATTCAATCTCTGATATATACCTGTCTACCAATTCACCATTTACGTATTTATTGGTTATTTCAACTCTTATCGAATCACCCTCTTGGCTGTATGCAAAACTAGGTCCGTTCATTCCACCGCTCGCATAATCGGCTTCTTCATAGGTCATGCCATCGTATTCGACTTCTATTTCCCACTCCCATCGAGGACAAATAGCGAACCATTTCCGCATATCTATGTAAGTGATGGTTGCGTCCACATCTTCGTAAGTATATGTGATTTCTTCTTGTGGCTCACGATTCTTGTCTGAAACATCTTTGGAGCAACCAACCAAGAAAATGCAAATTAGAATTAAGCATAATATTTTCTTCAATTTTTCACCTCTTCTCCTTAAAAAAGCGTAAAAAAATACCAACCACCGAATATTGATGGTTGGTAGATGTTATTCAAATAAACTATTAATGAAATCATCTGGATTATCTAGTTCATTTTTGATTACTTCTTCAAGAGTTTTTAATTTTTCAGAACGTCCTGTTGACAATACTGTTATGTCTGCATTCTCATTTGGTTGGATTGCTATTTCTCTATACCCGTCATTTGTTTGATTAGTAAAATAAATATAACCATTATTATAAGGAGCCCTATAATTATTAACTCCATCTATTGACATGCAATTTTCGTCTATATACTTATAATAGAATGGATTTTTTCTTAATAATCCTTCTCCAGTTCTTTCCCATTGTATCTTATTTTCCTCTGTTTTTTTTAATATTGCATCAACAGCTTTTTCTAATTTATCACTCATTGCCCTTATTCTCCTTTTCCAAAAAAGTTATTAATTCTGTCAAAAAAGATATTAATTCTCTTCTATTTCTTGCTTCAATTCCTTCATACATTTTTATGATTTTTTTCATTTTTTTATTCCATGAATGAATTTTTAACTTTTTCCCTATTTTTGTTTCATGTTGAAGCAATACATCCCAAGAATCATCAATCACTGTAATTACACACTTGATCTTCGCTTGTTGTTTCACTCCAAATATCTTTTCAATATCCTCTGTCCCTGTAGCAAGAGCTTGTATATCTTTTAAATCTGCAATCATTGGATTAACTCTTTTGTTAAAGTATGATATATCTTTTTCTATTTTTTGTATCTTGTTAATTTTGCGATTGACATTTGCAGCTACGAAAAAGGTTATCAATGTAATTATAAGCCCAATAATGCTACACAAATTTCCGATATCACTAACTGAATACTTCATGAGTGCTCTCTTTTCTTTGGTATTTCTTTTATTATCAACCATCAATATTCAATTGTCAAGGTGCTGTTTATTTGTTCCAAATCAGAAGCTGACACGCTATCGTGCGATCTTCCTCTATTCTGTATATATCTCACTTTGCCAACCGCATTTTCTACATGAATAATACCAACACCCCACACCATCTGCTGACGCATTATCATATGCTATCGCTTTTTCCCGATTGGTCAGCTTTCTGATTTTGTTTGCACATTCATCGACTTCTTTTCCCGTATTTGCATCTTCAGTTTTCATTAATGCAGCCTGAGTACACAAATTGATTTTTTTGCTTCCACAAAATGGGCAACTATATACTCCATCATTTTTGACTACTTTACTTTTTTCGTTCATTCATTCCTCTCTTTCCGACAAGCCGACTACCGAATGATAATTGGCTGTCTGCTACCCTATTTCTCTTTATACTTTTCCAAAATCTTCATCATTGCTTTCATGTGATCTGCTACTTCCGGCAAATCTTCATCACTGATTGCGCTGATGCGGCCTTTTCTTTTCAATTCGGTTAACTCAAATATTCCGTTTTTAATAGCACAAAATGCCTTAGCAAGAAAAGTTTCTTTCTCAGCTTCACTATCACACTCATAAAATACTTCTCTTTTGTCATGTTCTCCAAACTTATCCGTAAAGAACTTGGTTCGCTTTGGAGTGATTCTTGTAATTTGTGCCGGAAAAATCAGTTCATGCCGGAATGATGAACCCCATCCGTAACTCACTTCTCTTGCAATCCCGACCCAATCTCCAACTTTCAATGTGTCTTTGTCTATCTCTTTTAATTCAATGTTCATTATTCATCTCTCCAATCAAATGCTTTTCCGCATTTAGGGCAATAATATATATCTGTCCCGTCAAGCACTCCCGGTTTATGTGTTGTTGTAAATCTTCTTTTACACTGCGGGCATTCCCACAACGAACAAGTATCGCTCCTGTTATGTAAAAAAATTGGTTTTTCCGGAATCTGTTTGCGGAGTGCCATATCTACCTCACTTGAATCAAATTGAATTTTATTTACTATTGCATCTGGTCTTTTAGCCATATTTTTCACCTTTCTACGCAAATCTTAATTGTTCCTGTGTATCGTCTATAATCAAGTTCGGTACTCTTTCGCCGACTTTCAGATACGGACAGTTTGCTTCTACAAGCTTTTCTGCCATGATCGGCACAACACTGTTCCCAATTCTTGCAACTTGCTTTGCAATCGGATATTTCTTCCAGTTGTAATCCCTGTCGATAATGTAATCTTTCGGGAACCCTTGCATCACTTTCAGCTCTTCCGGTTTCAGCATCCTCAAAAAGATATCAGATATGATGTATTTCTCGCCCTTGATATCCAGGATTACATTCACCAGTCCAAAACGGTCTTTCGTTGTGATCGTATCAAGCGGTCTATCCAGTGTCTGTCCGCACCCACCGCCGTAATACTTAATCAGAAATGCTGATACCAAACCGAAGTGTCCCGGAGAAGTTGTGATTGTATGTAATGGTTCATCACACCTCTGTCCAATCCCTGTCTTGTAATATTTCGTGATAAATGCTGTCACAAGTCCGTATCTATTCGATGTATCAATCGTCTTGATCGGTTCTGTTAAAAGCTGTCCTCTTGAATCACCGGCTCTCGTCTCTCCGTGATATTGAATGATATATGCCAGTGCTTCTCCACTCCTCACGATATAAGGAGATTCTGCATCGATAATATATTTCTTAATGCCGTTCGCAATTCTCTTCTGTGTAGCTTCTGCAAGTGGTTTCTTTCGGTCAAATATCGAACTGCCAAGATCTGACCAGTCAATGTAATCTCCACAAGGTTTCCACTTCTCAAATCCGATGCCGTCTGCACTGTGAGTTTGCTCTGGCCATCTGATTTCTTTTCCATCTCTTCGAAATACCGCATACCATCTCTTTCTTGTGGTTGGTGCTCCGTAATCCGCAGCTATCAATTCTCTACTGCCAAAACGGTACCCGAGGCTCTTCATTGCTGTAATGAATTTTTTATAATCCTCACCCTTTTTCTCCGGTATCGGATAACCTTTTTCGTCCAACGGACCCCACTGTTGTATTTCTTCCACATTTTCCATCAGCACCACATCTGGAAGAATCTCCTTTGCGTGTTTGTATACCGCCCACGGAAGAATCCGAAGTCCTTTTTCTCTCGGCTTGCCACCCTTTGCTTTGGAGTGGCTTGTACAATCTGGACTCGCCCACATAAGAGCCACATGCTGTCCTTTTACATATTTCTTTAAGTTGACCTTGAAAATATCTTCGGTCAGATGAAGTGTATCCGGATGATTTGTCTTATGCATCAGAATAGCATCTGGATCATGGTTAATGGCTATGTCTACCGGTCTGCCGAGTGCCATTTCTATTCCTACAGATGCACCTCCACCACCGGCAAAGGCGTCTATAATTAAATCTTTCATATCTTCGAAAGGAGCCGATATATCTTTGCCCGGCCGGAGCTCCGTCTCCTTTCTGTAATTTAATGTTATTTATTGCAAAGCATATCAACCAACTCTGCTACAAGACCTACGCACTGTTTACTTATGCTATCTCGCTGCGTCACATCTTCTGCACAATTAATATCGTTTGCATCGATAAATTCATGCAGTTTGCAAAGTACCTGTTCTTCTCTTACTGTCATCATCACTTCACCTCATTTCCTAACTGCTTAACTCTCTGTTCATAAGGTCTCGGCAACTTCATCCATGCTGTTACTCTTCCGTTAATTTGGAAATATGTGGCATCACGACAATTGTCGCACACTTCATACCATCCCTCTGGAATCCACCAATCATCTTTTTCTTCGATGTATTCCCAATCGTCCGGTATTCCGTCTTCCATGCACCATCCAGAATCCTCTGTAGTTACATGATGATACGGAATATATATTGCTTTTAAAACCGTGCAGTACCGTCCTTTTTCAACAGTCACAAGTACTTCATCAGACCATTGCCCTTTATCACATTTCGGTACTGTATTTGCGTTCCACTGTGCCATACTATTTCACCTCATTTGCAAGCTGGAATCCCATTCTTGCCACATTCTTCAAGTTGTCCTTAATCAATGCTTTGTTTGGACTTCTGTGTGTATCAAGGAACTCCCACAGCTCTTGTCTTTCAGTCGGTTCATTTGCAATGTAATCAGCCATGTACTCATATTCAGCTTTTGCGACTTTCAAACACTGAATCATGTAATCTATCTTTTCTCCTGTGTTCATGGTTACTCCTTTACTACGCATCTGCGCTCGCTGATTGCATAATATTTTCCATTATGCTCTGAACAGTATTTCTTAAGGATTTCTGCCTTTTTCGCATCCACTGATTTAATATAAGTTTCAACTTTTTCTTCGTGTTTCAAGGTATGAGTATTAGCTTCGATAATCAGCACACACCACGTAAACTCCGTCTCAACTTCTTTCTTTTCATGGTCTTTCTTCCACCGCTTGAGGATTTCAAGCACTTCTTCTGTTTTATCTCTTCGGAAGCTTTGACACGTCATTTTTCCTTTTGCTTCACTAATAGGACATCCACCACATAATTCGTTTTCACAACAAATTTCACTTAAAATCTTAGTTGCTTCTTCCGCTGTCAGTTCGTCCTCGACTAATCCATCAAGCATTTCGTCTGTCCACTTATAGTTATCTTCTACAACTTCGTAGTAATCATCATGCACGGATGTAATCGTTACGATCTTTTTCTTTAACATTTCATCAACTGCATATAAACCACCATACAGCACCGTATTTTTTAAATCACTCCTGACTCTTACCTCGTCTCCAACTTTGTATTTCATTTCGTGCCTCTCTTTCTCAGTTTTTCTGACAGATTCTTTCTCTTCTGTTTCTTCTCTTTCCATCGTCTCAGGTACTCAAGTTGCGCCTGATCCTCTCTCTCTTGTCTGTTCATGGTCTTTATCCCTTGTACAGATTCGGAATCGGCATCCATGCTGTAACTCTGTACAGTGAGCATCCACCGTGTCCGTTTGAGTATTTATCCCACTCTAGATATCCATACTGTCTGTCAAGCCAGTGCTTTTCTGTGTCCTCGTCAAACACTTGGATGTAACATCCTACACTGTACTCTCTGTATCCGTTACCGTTCGTTGACTCAAGTGTGAGTAATACGTTTCTTTCGTCTTCCGGAAGTTTTTCTGTCACTGGTATCCATTCACGCTCACTGTCAGCATCATCAATCTTACACATGCTCTCGACATACTTTCTGACAGTCTCTGTTGTGAGCAGAATCCCTTCATCCTTGCGATCAGGGTTCAGCTCATCCGCTCTTTCTCCCTTTAGTTCTTCCTCAGCTTCATTCAGCCATGAAAGAAACTCTTCTGCATCAATCGTTTTCCCCATCTCTTCTCCTTTCTCTTTTTGCAACATATTCTCCGTAGCTCATACCATGCTGCTTTGCTTCAGCTGCGACTCTTACTAATTCGCTTCAGTACTTCGGTTCTTTTGCGCCTTTTACTTTCTTCGGTTTGGCTTGCTTTCGTTTCATTGCCAGTTCCTTTTTCTGTTCAGGACTTAAGGCTCTGTATCTTGCCTTTCCTCTCTCACAGCACTGTCTCCGGCTTCTTTCTTCTCCGCAAGCCTTGCTACAACACTTCTTCCGGTTGCCGACTATCTCAAATTCTTTTCCGCAGACTGCGCATACCGCCCAGCCTTTATTTGCTTCTGCCATTCTTAATCACCTTCCTAGCAACTTACTTTCCAGATCGTCCATGTCATAATGCCGTCTCTCAAAGTTGTTATTGTTCTTCATCTGCTTCTTGAACTTCTCTGCGTACTTGCCATCAAGAATCTTTTCGAAGTTTTCCGGGTTGATAAACCAATCAAAGTTCAGTGAGAACCTTATATCTGTCTTTCCCTGAAGGAAGTCACTCTGTTTGACCTTATCAACAGCTTGTATCACTTTCTCTTCTCCGAATTGCTCAAGTAAAGCAATCAGTGAAGTGCATCTCTTAGAACCCGGGTTGATGCGGTAAATCATTTTGATTCCGTAAGGCTCTAGCTGATTCCATGCATCGATGATGGATTGAATGCTATGCTGCTTTATAGATACGTTAGTATCTATATATTCTTTCTTTCTTCCTTTCTTCCCTTCTTCTATTGTTGTCACTTGCTTGTCACTTGCTTGTCGATTGCTTGTCGATTGCTTGTCACTTTGCGTGTCACTTGATTGATACGAACAGTAATTATTTACCGTAAATACGCTGAATTTGCTATATTTTTTGCTTGTCACTTCGCCTGTCGATTCTAGGTGTTTTATTGCTGTTCTTATCTCTCTAACTGAAAGGTTAGTTTCTTCAGATAATTTGGCTAAAGAAGATACGAATGACCCCCTTTTTATCTCAATTCCTAAGAAAAATCCGTCCTTCCAGTTCGCTTTTAAAAGCATGTGTATGAACAATCTGGAAGTGTTTTTGTCTTTGTACCACCCCCACTCAAGAAGTGACCGATTAATCTTTATGTAATCGCCTTTCATATAATTTCATCCAATCTTCCATTGTCATTGTGACCAGCCAATCCTTGTGATTCTTCCTATGCATCACAGTAGGTATTTCGCCCTCTCTCGCATCGTTTATGGACTGTTCCACAGCTTCATAGATGTTAAGCTTCTCTACCCTCTTGCACTCAATATGGATGCCAGGAAGACCGACTACATCCGCATCTCCATTGGATCCACAGAACTGCTGCCCTCTCCGGCAATCATATCCATATCTGTCTTTAAGCAGATTTGCTAACTCTCTTTCTCCCTCTTTCCCTTTTCGGTTTGAGTTCATCTGTGTCTACCTCCATGTTGCAATTCTTGGCTGTTCGCCTTGCTGTTTTTAGTGCCCAGCCGATACTCTTCAACCGGCTTTCTTCTTGTCTGATATACTTCATCAGCATCATTCTTTCTTCTAAGATATTCATGTCTGGAATGAAGTACCCTCTTCCATCTTGCATGTTGAGAATCGGTATATCTCGTCTTGCATAATGGATCATGTCTCTAATTGTTCTATCGTCTATTCCGGTCAGATCAGACAATTCAGCTCTCGTGATTGCTCTGTCATGTCCGGTTCTGATGTAATCTAATATGTCAATATCGTAAGTCTGCATTGTTCTCCTTTCTCTCCCCGGGCAAGCCGAGGAGATGAATCATCATGGCTTTTGAAAAGGATTGTGACATGCTGTTCAGTCAGCCATTAGGAGTTCATATATCAACCTTACCCGCAAAGTTAATACCTGTTATAACCAAGACTTTCCGAACACCTCTCTGAACTCTTCTCTGCTGCCTATATGCTCTTCGAAATATCGTTGAGCCATCTGCTTAAGCTCCAAGTCCAGTCCATGATTCGGATTGTCATGGACGCTCCCCTTTTGAAATTCATGGAGATACGGTGCAAGGGGAATCACAAATCCGTATCTCTCAGATATCTTTCTTCTGCTGCCACAAAAGATATGGTGTATGTGTGGATAAGGATATCCAGTGAAGAAGCAGTGGTCCATATCATCAGTGAACACACTTTTCAATCGTTTAGCCAATGTCCACGCCATACCTTTCTTTCAGCAATCTCTTCTCATCTGGTGTCGCAATCTCTGATGCTGCAAGTCCTGCTTCCTTACAGCTTGTAATAAGTCCATCAATGAGCCTTGCCATCTCTGATGTATCGTAGGTACTTGAACCTCTCAACAACTTGTACGTTCTGTACATGATACCGTCCAAGCCTTGCCTTACTTGTGATGTTGGCATCAGATGATATTCTGTTGCTTGCATCACTTTCTTTTCCGCATCTTCCGTATCCGGTACTGTCATGTATACCGGCTTTCCTTCAATGATCTCCGGCTCTCCGTAGTGAATCAGCATCAAGTTGTGCATTTCTGCATTAGATGTGTTCATTACCTTTGCAAGTTTGGTAAGTAGTACCCAGTAGTAAGCGTTCGCATCAAGGCTTCTCTTCTTCCTGTATGGCTTAATTTCAAGGCTCAAAACCTCTTTGCCTTTCAATTCCTCATAGGCTTCGAGAAAGTCCTCATTTGGCTCAAATAGAATGGTCAGACGATGCGTTACGAAGTCGATGATTGGTTCTTTGAGTTTTCCAGTGAAACGCATTTATTTCTCACCCATTCTTTTCATCAAGTAGTCAAATTGTTCAATGTTCAGTTCTTCCAGTGATTTGACCTTAAATGTTTTGCAAACCTTTTCAACGGTCTGTCCGTGACTCTGGATGCACGTTTGTAATGTTGCTACATGAGAAGCATCAAGAGTATGTGGTGTCACTGGTTGTTCGGCTGTTTGCTTTCCCATTGTGTACACAATCTTTCCAGTCTTCTCATTCTTGATGGACAATTCTTTGATTGTCTTGTCCTCAATAACAATGTGGTCTACTTCGAACTTGTCATTGCATTTTGTTCCGTTAATGTTGCAATTACTTGAGCTGATCCAGATGAATGGTGCTGTGTACAGTTCTCTTCCAATTCCCCAGTTAAAACACGCTCTCTTGAAAGAATCAGATGCCTGACCTTTCTCTTTCTCTGTGTAAGACTCTTTTCCTACATCTTGTTTTGATACCCAGATACCTTTTTCCGCATCGTAGATTGATACTGTACAGTACAGATTACCGTCTATCACTTCATGTGATCTCTGCCAGTTAAAAGGTCCGACTGCCTCATCTAAGACATTCTGATCAACTCTCGCATCCTTGTATAGCAACAGTGATATACCATTTGATTTCACCGTTGAAATTCGGCAGTCTATTTCGCTTGCTTTCAAATCTCTAAATGTAAGCATCTTTTCACTCCTATCTAATACGCAAGCTTTCTGTCTGCTCTAAGTGAGCAAAGTCTGCTTTGTTCTCTTTCAGCCACTTTTTAAGTGCTGTGTTGTCAAGTTTCGGTTTTTGTGCCACCCAGTACTCATCTGGAATGTTTTCTTCCTGGTCAATAACAAGGCTTGGTGGATTCTTCTGAATACTGAATCCGAAAAGGTCTGTCTTAAACTTCTTCTTGCCGGTTGCAATCATTACACTCTCAAGGTACTTCTTCGCACTCTTTGCATTGTTACTAACAGCATCTTTCTTCGCTTTCAGACGGTTGATCTCTGTCTCGATCATGGTTGCTGTTCCGTCCAGCTCTTTAATAATCTTCGCAAGGTTCTCAGCCTTAATCTCAATCTCTCCTTCTACACCTTCCAGTGTGTCACGAAGCACTTCCATATCTACGGAATCATCTTCCATCATTTCAAGCAGTTCGTTGTACTCTTCTGCAAGTTCATATAATTTAGACATCTTCTCTTTCCTCCGCATTGTAATTATCCGCAAGTCTCTTGTGCATCTTGTGCTGTGTGATTCCTAATTCATCAAAGGACAGTTCCTCATGCTCCCACACCGATGGTTCTTCGTGCTTGACCGGAAGTCCGATAATTGCTTTCACTGTGTCCAGTTTGATATATCCATTTTCTTCATTACTGATGTAAGCTTTGAGTGCCTCCATTCGTGCATCCGCTTTGCACAGCTCTTCAAATTTAGAAACACCTACTTCTACTGTTTTTTCTAATAACATTGCTTTCTCCTCTCTGAAATGTTATTATTAAGTTGGTTTTATAGCCGAGTGCCTGAAGGTTGCCGCCTTTATCATGGCACTCTTTTTTAATATCCGAAGATAACCCATGTTGCGATTCCTAAGACAACTACCAATCCCATCGCAACTACTGTCATGACAGCTGACATTGTTTTTTCTCTATAATTGTTCTTAATTCTTCTTGGCTGTCTCTTGATATCAATGATCTGGATTGTTCTTCTTTGGATGTCGATCATATCGATCTGATTCATTTTTCTCACCTTCTTTCTTAAATGATGCACACGGAATGCATCTGCTTCTTTCCATGTATCTGTTTCTCTTTTTGCAGTAACTACAATCTCTCATATCACTTCCCTACCAATCTTCGCCTTTTCCTCATCGGTGATTTTGAGTGCCCTTAGGATTTCTCTTAATTCACTGATTCGGATATTATCCGGCTGACTCAATCTCTGGTACAGAGTGCTCGGTGGGATACCAGTCAGTTTTGAAAGCTTCTGGGTATCAATAGCTGTCATAGTCTTTCCTGACTCAATGATTGCAAGAAGTATTCTGTTCTGCCTTTCCCTGTCAGATATTTTCAATTTTGGCATCTCTTCTCACCTCTCTAGTCTTCATAAGTGCGTGGGATCATATCCTCTGTCATTGCATAGAAATCGCTGAGGTACGCTCCGTCTTCTGTGATGCTTAAATCAACAGCAACGTTGTTCTCGTTCATCAGCATGATTCTCAACGCACACTCTTCTCCGATTGTTCCATTGCCAACAGCTAAGACCTTAAAGCCTTTCAATGCGTGCAGCTCTTCAGAATCTCCATTGACTCTCTTGTTGATAATCTTTTTCTTCATTGCTTTCACCTCGCTATTCTTCCTCTTTTGTTTCAAAAAGATAATCAAATTTAACCTTGAACAATTTGCACAGCTTTTTTGCTTCCAATGCTGTGAATTTTCCTGATTTCTTTTTGTTCTCATAAGAAACTCTTGACATACCTAATTTTTCAGCCATCTGTTGGTTTGTGAAATTGAATCTAGCCTGTTCTGCTTCTAAGTTCCTAAACAATTTTATTCTCCTTTCGCTTTATTGTTTGCATTCTGCAAACCATAGTTATACTATAATTGCGTTTTGCAAATTTGTCAATACTTTTCTTTGCATTTTGTAAACTTTTTATTGACACTTTGCATTCACATATTTATAATCATAAGTAACAGGAGGAATAACATTATGGGTGATAATTTTAATGAGAATTTAAAAGAAGCTAGGCTTAAATCTGGCATATCGCAGAAAGATTTGGCAGAAAATATCGGCGTAGCAAAATCGACATACTCTTTATATGAAAGTGGAAAAAGAGAACCTAATGTGGATACAATCAAAAAGATTGCTTCTTCTCTGAATGTATCTGCAGATACATTGCTCGGCATCGATAATGAACCAACAACTCTCGCCGCTCACTTCGACGGTGATGAATACACTGAGTCTGAAATGGAAGAAATCAAAAACTTCGCTGCGTTTGTAAAGAACAGAAGAAAATAAAACATTTTTATTGGATAGATAAACGGATATGCTGTAGTGGGAGGTGCTATACATATGAACACATACGAATGTTTACAAGACGAAGCCTGCGGGGACGGTATAGATGTTATAGATTATACATTTCACAGTGATCGAATAAAAGGATTGTATTGTGATGGTACTGTCGCAATCAGAAAAGATATGAATACAGTTCAAAAAGCCTGTACACTGGCTGAAGAACTTGGACATCACCACACATCCGTTGGTGATATTATAGATATAAATTCCGTACAAAACCGTAAGCAGGAACGCCAAGCCAGATTACATGGCTACAACCGCCTGATCGGACTTGTTGGAATCATCCACGCATTCAATGCTGGATGTCAAAATAAATATGAAATTGCAGACTTTCTGGATGTTACAGAAGAATATCTAGAAGAATGTATCAGCTGCTACCGTGATAAGTATGGAGTATATACTACCGTTGATAACTATATTATATACTTCATTCCGAATCTGGTAGTAGTTGAAATGATGTGATATAACCTCACAAGGGATTATATATACGAGCAGTGGTGGCTCGTAAGGAACAGGTCTCACAAAAGAAAGAGAGGGATAAAAAAACATGGGTTTTTTAGACAAATTAAAAGGAAGCTGGGATAACGCTTCTAGATATGCTGACTTAAGGCAAAAAATAGAAAATAATGAAATTTCTACATTGACTGAAGACGACCGCAGCTTCTTTGAAGCCACTGCCAAAAAGACTCCAGAAGAACATTTAGCTGACTGGGAGAAGCGACAAGCCGAAAAGGCTGAGCGCGATCGCATCAAAGCCTTAAAAAAAGCTGAAACACAATACAATATAGGTGGTTTAAAATTCCGTAAAGATGGAAATGGTTTATATTATTTCGGAAATTCTTTTCAGGAAGGCGCTGGACACTTTAAACTGGTTGATTTTATTTGGGATGGTCCTCAATACAATTTAATCAGCAAAACAACCGGAAATAATAAAACTCACGGTCGTGCTGGCAGCGCACTAATTGGTGCTGCAGTTGCTGGACCTGTCGGTGCCGTCGTCGGCGCATCCCTCGGAAAGAAAACAAAAGTCAACACAACTACTACGACAAAACAGCAGGAATTAGATACCGTTGCATTTTTAGTATTCGAATCTACAGAAACAGGAACGAGAGTTCAAAAGGAAATCAAATGTAATACCAATACTGCAAATGAAGTTCGCAGACTTTCTTTTAATTAATACCAAAAAAGAAACCGCTCCTGCGCCAACAGGAACGGTCAACTGGAAGAAACACACGCCAATGTGCTTCTTTTGGTAACTCCGAAGAGATACTCCATACCAATGAATATTGTATCATCTTCGGGGCAGTCAATCAATCAGAACTCTCGTTCTATTGTATGGCTGTTATTTTTATACCATTCTTTAAAGGAGATGATTATATGGCAACAGCTAAGAAGTTACCTTCCGGATCATGGAGATGTCTGGTATTCTCACACTATGAAAATGTGGTGGATAAGGATGGAAAACCAGTTATTGATCCGAAAACAAAAAAGCAGAAGCAGAAAAGAATCTATGAATCATTCACCAGTGATCTTCCGGGTAAGCGTGGAAAGCAGTCAGCTGAAGCACAGGCTGCACAGTTTCTTGCAGAAAAGGACCGGAAGAAACGTCCTGAGAACTGGACTGTAAAAGAAGCGTTCACTAATTACATTAAATTAAAAGAGAATGTGCTGTCTGAAACCACATTGCGTGGATATGAAACAATCGTAAGGAATCAGATAAAGCAAATCGAGAACATAAGCCTACGTAAGCTGTCTCAAGAGGACGCACAAGCATGGGTAAATGCAATCTCAATAAAGTTATCACCTAAGACAGTAAAGAACGCTTATGGACTATTTACGGCTGTCATAGGGATGTATTCTCCTGGAACGATGTTTAGAGTTACTCTACCAGCTCCAAAGAACTTTGACGGATATGTTCCATCTGATGAGGACATCGAGAAGCTAATCAAGTACATTGAAGGAACTGAAATGGAAAAGGCTGTGCTCCTTGCAGCGTTTGGAAGTCTTAGACGTGGAGAAGTGTTTGGTCTAACAAAGGAAGACATCACTGGGAACTCTATTCGGATCAGAGAGACACGTGTACGTGGTAGAAAAGGAATCGTGACCAAAGGACCTAAGACACAGAGCAGTTGTAGGCATGTGATCATGCCGGAATTTGTAATCAGAAAATTTGATGATATTGAAAGTGGTCCGCTTGTTAAGATGCACCCGGAAGACTTGTCCAAGAACTTCAAGAAGGTGCTACGCTCTGCAGGTATTCCAGAGTTTCGATATCATGATCTCCGTCACTACACTGCATCCATCATGCACGCACTTAATATTCCGGATCAGTACATCATGAAACGTGGTGGTTGGAAGTCTGACAAGGTGCTTAAAAAGGTATATCGTGGTACTATTGAGTCTGAGGAAAAGAAGTTTACCGACAAGATAAACGAGCATTTCACTCAAATCATGCAACACGATATGCAACACGAACCGAAGAAAGCGTGATAAAACCGCCACTTTTGGCAAAAATCTTTTGGGTTCGATTCCCGCCAGGTCCACTTTTCAATGAAAGTGTGAAGACTTCAAAATAACGGCATTGCATCTCGTAAGAGGAGATGCAATGCCGTTATTTTTTGAATAATATCCTTACCTCCAAATGGAATGCATAAAACAAAAAACTCTGAGATTCTTGCAAACATTGACTTCACAAAAATCTCAGAGAAAAAAATAATGCCGCAGACCGGAATCGAACCGTTTTAAGTAATCAAAAATACTGATAGAAAGGGGCTTTGGAGACTTCATCACGGTTGCGGTGTTCAAAAAGTGTTCAAACGTTTGTCGCATACAAACTAAAAAGTTGTTACTTTCTGCATAGTGTATTTCCTAAAATGATAATTACTACGACATCAACCAAAATAATCCCCAATGCAATATATACAAAAAATGCAGGCAAAATATTTTCAAGCAAGCCCATTGTCAATGCAAGAATTGCTATAATAGACATTCCAATTCCCATTGTTCTGCATAACTTCTTTTCATCATATTTTTCCTTTTCTTCTTTTGAAGCCGTATTATATCCGGAAATAAACCAACTCCCGTGTCCAGAAAGTAAAATAATAGAAAATACAGCAAATATCACAAAGACAATCCACACTATCCAATCAGAACCTGTTGCTAAATCTACTAATTTCATTTATAAGCACCTCCTTAAATTCCGTTTTTCTTAATTCGATAAACTGAAATTTATAACAGTCCTTCTGCTTTTACCCGAATTGCATAAAACTCTTGGAATGTATCTGATTCGTCCATTATTGTTTCTTTCATAATTTTTAATCTCCGTTTACCAACTCGTCTATCCAATACAGCAAATATTTTTACGATTAAATTTTCACTTTTAAGGCTTGTTTCAATATCTTGATTATCAAACTCTGCAAATGCATTATAAAAACAGCGTTGGTCAAAAATTCCCAATTTTATAGCTACATCGTCCATATACGCATTTTCTACTTTTATGCGTTTCTCATATTTTTCGTCTTGGGGAAACATGCCTGCTTTCGACCAATTGTTCCAATAGCATCCTTTGATGATTTCTTTTCCATCATATCTTATTGCCGCCCGTCCCTCATGGTCGGGACTCTTACTATATGATGTTACATAATACTGAATATGACCTTGCAGACTTTGAGCCAGATATTCCGTTTCCAACTTTTTTCTTATACCACTCCATGTTGCCATTCATTATTCTCCCCAAATACCGATTTGTCTGTTTCATGTTATACACAGTATAATTCCATTTTATAAAATATTCAATTAAAAAGGTATGCGAATATTTTTTATTTTCGCATACCCTTTTATCACTTTATTCTTTTACATATCGAATTAACTCACCAATTTCACATTCAAAATAGTTGCATAGTTTACAGATTAAATTTGCGTCCAGTCTTTGAAATTCATTTCTGCAATATCTATTGAAATTTGACCTTGGGATATCGAGTTCCTTACAAATCATATTCTTACTGATACCTTTTTCTTGTAACAGTTCTTCTATTCTTAATTCTAAATGTCCATAATTCATGTTCCGCACCTCTACATAAAGTATATTTATTAAATCTTTATGTAGTAATTCACTATATAGTGAGGTACTATATAGTCAGTCCCTTGTTAATAACACAAAAGAGGTATGTACATGAAAAAAAAAATCATAGCAACAATCACAATGCTCTGTTTACTGACCGTTCTCTATAATTATCTCAGACTGCCGGGCTATCATATTACTAACAGCATATCCTTTAGCAGTGCAGATACCAGAGATACTGAATTGACTGTAATTGTTTACAAATGTTGGGGAATTGATGGAGTAATCAAAGACATTGAAAACGAACATAACAAAATTAACGGTACACCTACCACCTTGGAAATCAACCTCTATTATCCAACTTATTACTTGCACAATAATAGCAAGCCGTTCCGAACTGTAACCATTGAATATAATAAAAAGGAATAGCACTCTATTACTGCTTTTGAAGTAGTATCGGCTATTCCCTCTCCTTATATTCTTTTGTTCGTATTTTCGCAAACTAACGTTCCGCAAGGATGCCCAGTGCGACGGTTCCTAACAGGGCGGCGGGTCGACTGGGCAAGTGGTCGGCTGAAAAGCATTTTCTACTCAACGACATATTTAACGTTTGATTCTCTCCGTCCCTCATATTTCTTCTTTGCCAACAGTTTATCAAGAAATTCTGACACTTCTTCCATGTCTTCACTGTCTATCAAATCCAGTTTTATCAATACATCAAGGTCTGTCTGATTCTTCGGTTGTATTGAGATCGGCTGAGATGTATCCACAACCACTTTCAACTGTTTTGTCTTATTTGCTGTTTCAATATCCGTAGTTAATCCCATAACGTGGCTTTTACTCACGCCGAATATCTGTGATAATTTTTCCCATATAGATTCATCTCTCGGCGTTCCGTTTCCATTTTCATAGTTCGTAAGCATACTTTGTGAAATGCCTAATTCTTTTGCAAGTTCCGCAACGGTTATATTCTTTTCTTTCCGCAATTCTTTTATTTTATTCATAGCGAACCTCCTTTATAAGCACATTATATTTCATCAAATTTTCTCTGTCAATCTTTTTATCGGATATTCAGATATTTTCTATTGACATTCTGCAATGCTTGTTTTATCATAAGATTATCTTAATATCTGATAATCAGATATCTATAAGGAGGTGAAACGATGATTAGAGGAAATGACTTTATTTTAAATCCAGACAAACTGCAAGAGGAATTTCAGTTAGTAGAAGTTTCTGACTGGGTAGACTTTTCTACAAAAGAAAAATTAGGATTCTACTATACAGTTCTTCTTCCAAAATTAAAGTTTGAAAAAGTCAAAGTAGGCATTAAAGCTAACACAGCGATTGTTACCAACGAAGAACTTGAACAAAAAGGGCAGATTCCAGTCTCATTTGATGGATTACATACTTGGGCTAGTCTCTATAATGGACGTCTTTCTGTCAAAGCAGAAGCTTCCAATATCAGAAAAGTGGGAATGAAATAATTTCCCTACTATGTCAGCCAGTCAGTGCCGGACAACGTCATAGGTGCTGAACTGGCTGACCTCTATACTTGATATATAAAACAACATCTTCCGAAAACAATCGGAACATTCATTACAAAAATTGGGATATGAGGTGAGATTCGTGAGCAAAACAAAAGAGTGTTTTGCATACAATACGAAAATCATTGAAACTCCTACTACAAAAGAAGTATATATTTACGAAAACCCTATTTTTATTCACTCGAAAGAAAAGGCAGATTTAACAGACACAAGTAACCGAAAAAAATTTGATGAAATGTCAGCTCATAAGCAATATGATAGTTTAAAACGCAAGCAGAAGCATTACGAACAGGCTCGTTGGGATATTGCCCGTATTGTTGACTGCAACTTTGATAACAAAACAAAATTTGTAACGCTGACATTTAAAGAAAACATTCAGGAAATCCTGATAACTAACCGAGAATTTAAGTATTTTATCCAGCGATTAAATTATTATTTGTACCATACCAAAACCCAGTTATTAAAATACCTTGCAACGTGGGAGAAACAGAAGCGTGGAGCAATCCATTATCATGTTATTTTCTTTGATTTTCCGTATATAGCAAAAGAAAAATTACAGAATTTATGGTCACATGGATTTATTAAAATCAATCGCATTGATGTAGACAGCAAAGAAAACAGAGGTCGTTATCTTAGCAAGTATTTTGGAAAAGACCTTGATTTGAAAGAACATAAGAAAAAAGCCTTTTTTAAATCTCAAAATCTGAAAGTTCCACACGAAACAAAAGTCATGCTGACCGAAGACATTTTACATGACTTACAAAAAGAAAATATCGTCTTTCAGAAAGAATACACAAGGCAAATTTACGATACCAACGCTTTCTTATCTGCTGGTTCATGCTTAAAGGACAGCCGTGTTATCTACATCAAAATAAAAAAAGAAAATCCTTGCGTAAAGGGGGAATCTTATGGATAATCCCGTTACGTTCTCAGATATAACATTATTGAATACGTTAGCCACCTGTGCTAACATGACCACAGATGAAGTCTTCAAAGATTTTAAAATTATGGCAAATAAAAAAATCTTGGAGAATCACAAATATGAAATTTATTACTCAGAATCAGAAAAAAGCTGGCGTACTTATTTACCCGATGAAACCAAACCTAACAAACGCCGTCCTGTTAAGAGGAAGAGTAAAGAGAACCTTGAAAAAGAAATCATCAGATTTTATATCGAAAAGCAGAAAGCTGAAAACCGTCAGAATATCACACTGGAAGAATTATATGCTGAATGGCTTTTGTATAAAAGAGATTATACTTCCGTAAAAGCAAAAACAATTCAAGAATATGTATCTGAATGGAATAGATTTTTCAAAGATACAGAACTTGTTAAAATGAAGATAGGCGAAATCAAACCAATCACGCTTATCCGCTTTTTCAGAGAAGCTACAAAAGACCGACAGTTCACGCACAAGCGAGTCAGTAATGCCCGTTCTGTTTTGAATGGAATAATGAGTTATGCGATCGAAGAAGAAATTATATCACATAATCCTGTCTCTGATGTGAATTTCAAACAGTTTACCTATAAGCCAGTAGAAGTACAAAGTGACAATGTATTTTCCCGTGATGATACGCATAAGTTATTAAATTATCTTCGGTGTATCATAGAGCCATATTCTCTTGCAATACAGTTATCTTTCTATCTTTTTATCCGTGTTGGAGAAACAAAAGCTATCCGTTGGGAAGATATTGACTACAATAACAGGCTTGTATATCTTCATAGACAGGCGACCTGTGAACGTACATTGAATGATGATTTAACATTCTCAAGCCGAAAAGTAAAAGTAGTAAATCAAATGAAAGGAAATACTTCTCATGGATTCCGTAAACAGTTCCTTACAGACGAAGCACTTAAAATTCTTCACAAAGCAAAGGAATTAAATCCAAATGGAATATATGTCTTTGAACCCAACGGCGAGATTATGACAACAGACAGCTTTAATCGCCGTTTGAAGAAATATTGCAAAGAAGCCGGTGTTCCTTATCATTCCAGTCATAAAATCCGCTTTTACAATGCTTCAACAGCTTTTGACGGAAATAATCTTACAACCCTTAGTTATTTAATGGGACATAGTGAGACAGCTACAACATTGCATTACTTGCGGAATGTCAATAAGAGGAAGAATGACAGGCTTGCTTTTCAGAATCTTGGTATTTCATCATAAAGTGTTCAAAGGTGTTCAAACATTTTAAAACAAAAAAATAAGAGAAACGCTGTAAATTCAACGTTTCTCCCATTTTTAACTAATGCCGCAGACCGGAATCGAACCGGTACGGGTATCACTACCCACGGGATTTTAAG